AGAGTAAGCCCTGGCAGGCACCACGCTTGCCAACATCCTCACTATCGGAGCATTTCATCCCATGTGGATCGACAATGACTTTCCGAAGGTGTTGGGTGCCGAGCTGTATCGGCCCCACCCTGCCTATGTGGTTGAGATGGCCGTCGATCCCGTTGTGGTGCACGACTTCGCCGCTCAGCCTGGGCAGACCGTGGCGCTTGATCGGTATCGCTACTGGGGCAATCCTGGCAACAAGGACTCCCGGGAACGCACGGCCGATCAAACCATTGGCACCGCATCTTCGCGGAACATTGTGAAGGACAAGGTCCATGTGACCTTGAAAGAATATACCGGCCCCGCCGACCCTCAAAATCCTTCACAGCCCTCAACTTTCAAGGTGGCGCGCGAAACCCTCGTCACCGCCCAGCGTCTACTTTTGGACACTGGATCTCTTCCGGTTTTTCATCAATCAATCGGGTCGATGACCCTGCTTGATGACTATCGCCGCTGGCGCGATCGTGTGTTTGCTGATGAGCTTTTCAAGGCAGAAGCAAACGGCCAGGCTGACTCTGTGCAGGGTGGTTATTACTTCCCTAAGGGCAAGGCCAAGACCAACGCAACCACGGTTGCGACATACAGCTCCGGTCAATCTGCGAAGTTCGGCGTGAAGGACGACCTCCTCGAGGTTGTCACTCAAATGCGGAAACGCAACATCCCGACCTTTGCGGATGGCTACTACCGGGCAGTTGTTGATCCCACGGCGATGAAGCATCTCCGTCAGGACAACGACTTCCGCGAAGTGGCCCGCTATGCCGGCCAGGGGATCGTCGATCCCATGCAACCGCACCTGGCTCCCAACGCGAACTTCTTCCTCGGCATGGGTCCCGCCTATGGCCAGGCTGGATTCGTGGCCGGGCAGCCGACCATGCCGACTGGCTTCCTCTTTGAGGGCGTCAGGTGGTTTGAGTCCACCAACCTCCCCGAGAAAGCCTTCTCGACCACCATCAACACCGATGTCGGCGGCTCCGGCGCCAACAGCTACCAGGCCGCCCCCCTGCTGTTCTTCGGAATGCAGTCGATTGGTATCGGCACTGGCGGGGAGAACGCTCAGATCCTGCTGAACAACAACGACGACTTCAGTCGTTTCATCATCATGATCTGGTCCCTGCTGGCTGGTTTCGAGATCCTGAACAAGGATTTCGTGACGGTTGCCTACTCGTTCGTTTACTGATCGGAGGTAACTGCTATGCCCAAGAAGATCTTCCCCGGCAACTACGTCAATCACCTGAGCACTTATCAGGGTCAGCCTGTTGTGGCGATTCCTGGCGTGACCTACTACCACCGGATCGGTTACGCCAAGATCGATTCCACGAGTAGGACCGAGTTCGATGTGATCATCCCTTCGCCTGACAAGCGACCTGACGACAAGCCTCGGGCCGACATCGTCGGCTTGACCGTGCCTACAGGTGTCTGGCTCTACAAGCTGGGCCTGCGGGTGCTGGATGCACGCAAGGACCTGGGTCGGGGTAGCGCCCGCTCCGGCATTGTTGGCACCAACACCAACCGGATCAAGCTCGCCTCCGCTGTGACGGTCAACAACACCTTGACCGCCACCACCGGCGCCACCGGTGCGCTGACTGTGAGCAACGGGACCGTCGCCCCAGGGTCAACCACCGGCGCTTTGGCGTTGATGGCGCCTGTCCTGACCACGTCGCCGATCACCTTCAAGGTGTTCAACGACGATGCCGCCAGCCCAAACGCTGCCGGCGCCGGCCTGACCTCGTCGGAGCCTGGCGGCAGCTACCTGGTAGCCGAAGCCTGCTGGTTCACCCTCGATGCGGTCCCCGACCAGTCCGCCTTTGGTGGACTGCCAGCCCTGGTCGAGACTGTTTGATCGAATCGGATCCGCTGACCGTTCAGCCCAGGCTCACCGCCTGGGCTTTTTCGCGTCCCGGTCCCCGCTGTTCCGGTTTCGCCCTAGTATCACTAGCAGATAGGTCTGGCGGCCCGGATCGGACGCAATCGCATGAGCCTCTACCGGAACAACAAGAACGGCCAGATCGTGGAGCTGATCAGCTATCACGACAAGGACTACGCGATGGTGCGCAATCAGTCCGGTTCCGTGGGTTATGTCACGCTCGAGGACCTGGAGGAGTACGAAGTCGGCAAGGGGCGCACCGGCACCAAGCTCGAGGCGCCTCGGACTAAGGACGAGGTCGACAAGGATGTCATCCCCGCCCAAGCGATTCCGCCCGACACCCGACTGAACCTGAATCTGGCGACCGCCGAGATGATCGCCCAGCGCATCAAGGGCGTCGGTTATTCCACGGCCAAGAAGGTGATCGAGATGCGCATGAGCCTACCTGGCGAGCGCTTCTCGACCCTGGAGCAGGTGCGCAGTGTGCCGCGCGTGAACTGGGACCAGGTCATTGAAGACGACCTGATCTTCGTGGCCTGAGGCCGCCAGACAGAGCTTCTAGACTGACTGCTGTTCCTGGATGGTTGCGGCGTGGAGCTGTCGCCTTTCGACAAGTCGCGCTGCCGCTTCCACCTCGGGATGAACAACGGCTCCATGGTGCCGGCGGGCGATCTCGCCCGGCTGGAGGAAGCCATGGCCCGGATCCCCGACAGCTACTGGTACGACCAGGTGCTGTACCAGCTCGACCGGTGCGACCGCACCTGGAAGCTGTCGGAAATCTTCCGGGACGAGACACAGCCGATGCCCAGCCGCATTGAGCGGATCACGGGTGACACTGATCGGGCGATCTTCCAGTCCGACCCCCTGCGGGCCGATCGGGACTACCGGGAGATCTACCTCCGAGAGGTGGACCGCCTGGCCGAGAGCCTCTATGTGCCGAACTACCGGCGCGAGGACGTGCGGCGCTATGCGTTCTCTCGCAGCGGCGCTGAATTCATCATGGCCATCCCCGGCCCGGCAGACACATCTGTCGGCACCCGGGTGGCCACCCTGACCGGCACCATCAACTGGAGATAGATCCATGTCGCCACTGATCAGACCCGCGGCACCCGCCCCAATCGTCCGCAGCAGCCCCGGGGGTGCAATCGTGCGCGCTCCTGGAGGAGCGGCCGTTCCCTGGGTTCAGAGGATCACGACAGGCGTCGCCCGGGGCGTCGGCGCGCTTGGGATCCCCGGTGCGGCAATCGCAGTCCCGGCTGCCGTGGGAGCCGCCACCCTGCCCTGGGTCGTGAGGAACTGGCGGGGAGGTCCCGGCGCGGAGTCCATGAACGAGCGCCGTGGCTTAACTCCGGCCACCCCGCAGTACAAGCCGCACTACGGCCCCGCTTTCGACAATCCCGCCAGGAACACGGGCGTCGGCGGCGGCAATGCGGGCGCCAGTCGGGCCAGTCAATGGAGAGCCCCTGCAGCCGCCCCTGGTCCTGCTCCACCGCCCCCGCCAAGAAACAATCCTTCTCCGGTCGCTCAGCAGAGCCCCCGGCTGCCGGCTGGGCGGAATGTGGCGATCGTGAACCCGCCAGAGCGTGCTCGCAACCGGGCCCTGAACATCGCTGCCCAGAATGCTGGACTGCCTGCCATGCGCTGGGAGTCAGGCGTTGCCGAATTCGACGCCGCCAAGGCTGCTGGCGAGGCGGCGGCGGCGGCCCGCGCGGCTCAGGGCGGACGTGGCTACCTGGGCGCCAGACCTGCCGTCGCGACTACTCTGATCGAGGCCGGCTCTCGCGGCGACTACGAGATCCCTGATCCGGCACTGTCTTTCAGCACCGACGGAGCCGGTAATGCAGTGGCAACGCCGCTTGCTACCTCGGGCGGGCTGCCGGACACATCAAATCCCGCGTCTCAGGCCTATTGGAACCGGGCTGACATCCGGGCCTGGGCCAATGCAAGCGAAGGGAACAGAAAGCTCGCTGAGGACCTGCAGCGACGTGTTGGCTTCACGCCGACGCCCGCTGCTCGGGCTGTACCTCAGATGACAGCAGCAGCGGCTACTACTCCGCCCGGCGACTTCTCGGAGCCGGTCAATCGCAACTGGGTGTTCAATCTTCCCGAGTCCGGCCAGATGGAGCGCTTGGCCGCCGCCGCCGCCGATCAGCCAAACTTCAACTCGGTAAACCTGAGCGGCGGCGACTTCCGCCCAGGTCCCGCCTCTGCTGCGGTTCCGGCAAACTTCAACGCTGCTGGCATGAATGAAGCGCCGCAGTTCCGGGTCCCCCCCGGCAACGTACTGCCTGGCGGGGTCAGCCCGATTGACGAGGCGTCTCAGGCCCGGCTTCAGGGTTACCTGCGGCGAATCAAAAGCATGAACCTTCCTCAATGGGACTTCACTCGAGGGGTGGAACAGTGAAAGGGGGCGGTCAATCCCTGGCTGCGGCGCTGAGCTTTCATCCTGACCCGAGGCTCAAGCAGTACCCGCGGTTCCAGCGGAACAATCCAATGAACCTGCTCAGTGTTCAGCCAGAGCGGCCGGTGCATGGGGTCCTGTACGGCGACGGTCAGGTCGTCAAGGAGGGCACCAATCTGACGGTCAGCCCGGTCCCGCAGCAGCAGATCATGATGCGCCCGCCGGGCAGTCTCCCTGGAGGCGGCAACCCTGTGATCCCTGGCCACCCCGACCAGATCGCCAAGAGCGAGGTGCTGCAGCAGCTGGGCAACCCCAGACTGACAAGCACGGCCGCCATGAGCGCGACCGAGCAGGCAGCGGCCGGGCGTCGTCCCGAGGGCGACGCCATGGCGGCCATCTCCCGCGGCATCCCTGGGCAGATCGCAATGAGGCCCGAGCCAAGGGGTATGAACACCCGGGCCGTCGGTCAGCTTCCGCGGCGGACCTGAACAACGGGATCGGTAGAATAGCAACCAGGCCGACTGCCAGGGCATGCAATGAGTAGCACCAGCACCAACAAGCAGCCCCTGCTGGTCGATCGGCCGCTGCACGAATTCGTGGTGCTCGGCCCAGTTGCGGCACTGACTGATCCCGCGAACCTCGGCAGCATCCTCGGCAGCGGCTGCTCCCTGCTGGTTGACTGCACCGGCAATGACGGCGCAGTGGTCGACAGCGTCTCGATCATCGCCAATCAGCAGAACACCTCCGCGGTGCGGGTCCTGATCTACCTGAGCTCTTCGCCGACGGCGCTGGGGATCAACAACGAGAACACCGCCCTGGTGGCCGCCGGGCAGGTGGTCTCGACCGCCCCCGGGCATCGGACCAACATCTCGATGCCCTCCCTGTCGGTGCCGGTGCCGACCCTGCAGGGCGTCTTCGGGGTGCTGGATCAAAACCCGACGCCTGGTGACGCGGAGACCGCCAAGAAGAACAATGGCCTCTACGTCCCGGCCGGGATGACGCTGTTCGCCGGGCTGAGCGCTGCGATCACGGCACCGAGTCCAGCCACTCGGGTGAACGTGTTCGCGATGGGCGGCTATTTCTGATGGCCGGACGGGTTGGGCCCAGGCTCAACAAGGGCTTGGGGCTGGCCCCGGTCGACCGGCCGGCCAAGATTCCCAAGACCAGCACAGGCAGCCGCGGGAGCGACGCCCCTGGCGGCACCTACTACCCGTCGGTACTCGAGGCCTACAACCGCGACAGCGACTACAAGCGCTGGCGGGCGGGGCTGGATTACTGGCAGGGCAGCGGCAAGAGCTGGGGGGATCTGGAGAAGCTCTACCTGCTGCGCTCGTTCCGGGACTACGGGGCCAGGCCCGGGCCGCAACTGGTGAGCGCGACCTACTTCCCGAGCAACAGTTCGCCGGAGGGGGCGTGGACCGTGGTCTGCCGCAGGCGCGGCACGATGATCCTGCCGCAGTCGATTGCCCTGGCGGACATCAGCCTGCAGGTTGATCTGCCGCAGCCAGAGCGGCATCGGCTCGTCCTCGACGTCAGCAGTACCTTGAGTGCGGCGCAGGTGGAGGCCTGGCGGGCATTCATCGGTGATCAGTTCGAGGACTCAGCGGAGGGCACGACCTACCCACAGGGGTTGATCAGCGACCCCATCGAAGTCGTGGCTTACACGCTGGTGGATGTGGACCCGGCAGAGGGCAAGCTGCTGTTCGACCTGTCGCGCCCGTTCGTGCGCCGCCGGGCAAGTCCCGGGAGGCTGCGCGCGTTCTGGCAGCGAGCGGTCTACAACCGCAGCGCCCCGCTGCTCTGGCGCAGTGATGGCTCCCGGTACCTATGCAGTAGTCACAGGCTGTTCTGCAACTGCCCCGACTTCAGCGGCGGGAGGATTGCGGACCTGAGCGCCCTCTCCAGCGGCAGCCAGCAGCGATTCCCCAGGCCGGGCGCCGGCCGCACGATGGATGGCCGCTGGGAGAAAGAAGGGGTTGGCTACCGGACTCGCTGGCGGGACCTGCCAGCGCGCTCCGACCGGCGCCGGGAGTGCAAGCACATTCATGCAGTGCGTTGGTCGCTGGGGTACCCGTTCTACGAGCCGAGCGACTACGAGATCGGCAAGGAGGACCGCCAGTTCCAGGGCTCCAGCGGTGGATCCCTCACCAGTGGCCAAGTGGTGCGCTACCACGAGTTGCGCGACCTGACTGCCGACCGCCTGGCTGTCGCCCTGGCGGACTCGGCCGGTATCGCGGTGGACTCCCGGGACACGATCCCCGAGAGTGAGCTGGTGCCGGCTCAGCCCGGGCGGCCGCCGATCCTGTGGACCAGCCAGCGAGAGCCGGAGGCGTTCCGCGCACTGGAGGACGACTGGTGGGTTCAGCGCGGCACCGGCGTCCTGCGGGTGTTCGACCCGGCGGTGCAGCGCTTTGTGTCGACCAAGGTGGTGGGCGGACTCAGGCGGCCCGTGATCGAGGAGACCGAGCCCGGCACCCTGGTCCCACAGGAGCCCTAGTCGGCGCCGGTCAGCCTGCGGGGAAGCGGAGCCTTTTGGACGGTGCCGGGCTCGATTGTCTCGACGGCCGTCCAGCGGATCTCGCAGTGGGCACAGGTGTGCCTGCGGCGGATGGAACCATCGACGCGGTGGCGGATGGTCAGCACCAGCGTCTGCTGATCACTGCTGCAGCGAGGGCAGCGCATTGGCCTCATTGGTGACAGACGTGGCATCCATCCTGCCAGCCCTGGCAGTAGCGTGGACCGGTTCGCCTCGGCGTAGCCATGAAGACCATCCAGCTCGAGCTCGACCTGGGTCTCGAAGCGCCTCCGGTAGAGGAGGGCCCTGGGGTGCCGGTCGAGCTGATCGTCAACCACAACCGGGTTGTCCTCCTACAGGCGCTCTACAAGCGGGACGGGCGGGACCAGTCCGATCACCCCCGCCACGGCACGTACAGCGGCCTGGCCATGGAGCTGCATCGCGTCATCGGGCAGGCCCGGGTCGACAGGCTCCTGGAGATCCCGGGGTTCTCGCCTGAGCTGGTGATCGGTCACGTCCCCAGGTGAGCGAGCCCCTGCGCTACCAGGAGGCGGCGGCGCTGCTGCAGGCCAGGCTGCTGCTCGGGCGGATCGCCGATCACCGGCAGACCAAGCGGGTGCCGGGCCCGATCCGGGCGGAGGCCAGGGCCCTGTTGCGGACGCTGCCGACCCGTGAGCGGCTGTGGGCCCTGGTCCCTGATCCGCTGAGCGCCAGATGCGGCGCAGATCAGAAGCCCGTCTGACGGACGAAACGGGTAAGAATCCGGGTAAGAAGACAGAACTGATCAGCAGATCCCGCTCCAGCAAAGGGTTTCAGCGATTGAGCAGTACCTTGGTAAGGGAGAGGTCA